AACTTCCGCGCCAGTTCGATGATGAATTCCCGGTATCCGTAGGAATTCCAGCTGTCTAGGTATTCTGCGCGTTCCTCAGTGTTCATTGCGTTTTCAGGTTAGGGGTTCACTTGCTACAGGCTACTTGGGAAACTTTCTTGTGTTTGGTTCCATGGGGTAAAAATCCAACAATGAAGCCACGGTCCGGCTTGGAGCACAGTCGGCATGTCGCGCACGTTGTGGTGTCGCTGCGTTGAGCGGGACAGACGACGACGCGGTTCCCAGCCGGTGTGGTGAAACGGGAAGGCGATCCCGGAGGGACAACCGTGGCAACGGGTAAACCGGTTTTCGCGAGCCTGTCGGCGTGCTCAACGTTGTTCCCGCTTAGGTTTACGGTGAAGCCGGCTTTGACGGCCGCTTTGACTGTCCGGAAGTTAGCCTGGACGACTTTGTCCGGTACCGACGCGGTGGAAATCACAGGCTTGTGCGTGTAGGTGAAGCCGCGGCGCCCCTTGTTGGAATTGGCCAACTCGCCTAGTTGTTTGGCGTCAATCCGATTTCCGATTCCCGGCAGGTCGCCGGCTTGGTTCATTCTCCAGAGTTGAGACTCGGGAAAAGAGCGCACACGACTAAGGAACACGGTCCATGGTTCACCGCGCTTCCCTGATGAGACTTGGGTCCAGTGAATCTTCAGCGGTCCGTTGTCAGCGTAGCAACCCTCGCCGAGGAATGGGCAAGCCGGAGGGCAGGTTGAGTTTGGGGACGTTGAGACTGGAATGGGGCCGGTCTTTGCGTTGCTAGACTTGAGGGTAAGGTGGACGTTCATTGTGTGGTGGTAGGTGGTAGGTGGTTACAGTATCACGAACGCAAGCCATAGAGCGGCCGCTCCGATGAGCATCACAAGGATTGCGCCGAGGGTTTCGAGGGTGGTCATGGTAGTGTGGTGTGGATGGGTGGTCCCGGGAGTCAGGAAATTCGGCGCGATGTCACCGTGATAAGCTTGCCGTTGTCATCGTGGAACCAACACGACTCGTGAATCTCGTCTCCCCACTGGATTGTTTGGACGCGGGTGCAGTGCTCACCCAGCGGTCTGCCGGTGACCTTGTGAAGGACAGGCTTATCGGAGAGAATCTTCCATTGCTTACCGTCGACAGTGTTGGTTGTGTTCATTGTTTTGAGTGTTTAGTGTGGTTAGTTAGCTAAGACGGGATAGGTTTACGCGAGGAAGGAAGGGTTGTCAACGGGGAATTTTTTGGGCAGCATGGGCAGCGTGAAGAAGAGCACCAAGGCGAAGGGTCAGACATCGGATGTCCTAGCGGTTGTTCCACGTGGAACAGAGGGGAAGGAAGTGAAGGTGAAAAGGCCAAGGGGAAGGCCTGCCCTTCAGTTAAAGGAAGAAGACAAAAAGAGAATGATCGCGGGAATCGAATGCGGGATCCCGGTTGAGCGATTGCTTCCCCTCGTTGGGTTCCAGCCTTCGTCCGGCGGTTGGTCTCGATTCCTTCAGCGCCATCCGGACTTTGCCAAGGAAGTTGAACTGGCCAAATCGAGGGGGGAGGTTGATCTGGTGCTCAACGTCCGGACCGGTTCGCAAGGCTGGCAAGGCGCAGCTTGGCTTCTGGAACGAGCGAGGGGCTACGTCGCCCGTGCTTCCATGGAACACGTTGGCAAAGGCGGAAGCACCTTAACCATTGCGCACCAGCTACTTAGCTCGGTTGCAGAGCGGGAGCGGTGATTCAATATAACGTTTCTTGTGGGTAGGAAGGCAACCAGTTAACGCTAACGCACCATTGTTCCACGTGGAACATTGCTATCGTTAACTGACCACGGGGTATGGGGGACCCCCACGGGGGGGGTGGGTTTAGATTTAGCCCCCCCTCCCCCACCCCACCCCACTCCCCACTGTTGCAACGCTTGACAACATAGCGCACACGGTGCAACACTGCGTCTTGTTATGGGCAAGATGACTGTGCAGAGGGTGGCCGACGTGGGTCCTGCGGATCCGGGTATGAGCCAGGAGTATTTCAACGAGAAGTATCGTGCGTGGCTGCGGCGGCGTGGGCTAGCGGATCCGGCGTTTGCTGAGGAGCTGAGGGCGTTGGAGGAGCGTCGGGTGTTGAACTTCAAGCGTGGGCGTGCGGGTAGGAGGGCCAAGGCATGAGTGTGGATGGCCTACTGAAGATGGACGGTTTTGACGACTGCATTGCTGGCTTGGTGGAGCGGTGCGGTGCTGAGCCGATTGTGTGTTACGACAAGGACAAGGTGCTGGCCAAGTTGGAGGAGCAGATGGGTAGTCGTGAGGATGCGTTGGAGTGGTATGAGTTCAACCAGTTGGGGGCGTGGGTGGGTGACAGGACGCCTTGTTTCCTGGACAGGGATCTGGTGGAGGCTGGGCTATGAGCGATCGAGTATCACATCACGAGTGGCAGATTGGTCCGGAGCGGTGGGTGGTGGACTCTGAGTTTGCGCGGAAGCTGGAGGAGGAGATTGGCCAACTGCGTGAGCGCGTGGAGGAGTTGGAGGCGCTGCTGACTGGAGAGCGTTGGACTGATCCAAAGGAGGCACAGCCAGAGCACGCTGCAGATGCCAAGGCGCTGGCGGAGGTGATCCGAATCGTGGAGGCCAAGCCATGAGTGACCATGTTGGTGAGACAAACTCAATGAGATGCCCTCACTGCGGCCTACCTGCGGATCGCAACCAAAACGGGATCCAAGGGTACCGCTGCGGTTCCAGCTACTGCGAGACGTTCCGGCCTCAGTGGGCTAGAAGCATGACCTGTGTGGAGATCGAGAACAAGAAGCTCAAAGGCGACTTGGATCTGGCCTACTTTGGAGAGGATGCGCTGATTGCAAACGTCCGGAATCTGAGAGCGCACATCAAGCGGTTGGAGGAGGCTGGGGATAGGCTTGCAGCATTCACGCCACCATCTGCTGATCGGACAGCACAGTGGACCGCAGTCAAGAATGCCAAGCCATGAAGTACACCCCTAGGACTGATGAAAAGAACGACGAGCTTCTCGATCAAGACAGTTACACGTCATGGTTGGAGATGTCTCAATTTGCACGCCAACTTGAACGCGAACTCAACGCGGCCAAGGAGCGGATCAAGCGGCTGGAGGAGGCTGGGGACGAACTGTACGAAACAGTCGCCTGTGGATGCGGAATGAGCGGTCCGTGCAGAAGTTGCAGAGATGCCACAGATAAATGGGATGAATACAAGGAGATCAAGCCATGAGTGACACTCCGAGGACGAATGAATGCACATTTGATGTGATTGTGAAACGCGGAGACGCACATCTTGGAGTTGAACATTACAAGGACGGATCTGGTGACTTCGTGGAATCAGATTTCTGCAAGAAACTCGAACGCGAACTCAACGCAGCGAACGAGCACATCAAGCGGCTGGAAGCATTAATTGATCGTCTTGGTTTGGAAAGGTGGTGTGTAGCCAAGGAGGCCAAACCATGAAACAAACACTGATTAGTTTTTGTTACATCAACTTCCGAGGATTGCTCGTCAGTTGCGTTGCCTTCTCCGCATCAGCCCAGATCGCGCTGGAGAATCTGCCGCTGCGGCTGGAGGCACCGCACACCGCTGAGGACTACCAGTGGTCTCTGGGTGGCCAACCAATCCCGGGCGCTACCAACCGCGTGTTTGAGATCCCGTCTGCGCAGGAAGCTGACGCTGGAACGTATCGTGTAGAGAGCACTAGTGGTCACTCTGCGCTCTACAAGGTGCGCTGGCAGCGAGTCATCCGGATCTTCGTGAACAACACCGAGGTGCGCGGGGACACCGTGGACATTCGTGGCCCTAGTCAGATCCGGCTGGTCTGCTCGCTGGGCAACCTGCCGGTGCGTTACACGCTAGACGGCAAGGAACCCACAGCCCTGTCTGCGCTCTACAAGACTCCGGTGCTCGTCACCAATGCCTGCATGCTGCGTGCTGCGGTGGTGATACCGGAGGGGGATTCTGTGAAGCTGCGGAGGGTGCCGTGAAAGCTACCCTCGAGTTCCAACTGCCGATGGAGAAATGCGAGCATCGGGCTGCATTGCTGGGGATGGCCTACAAGGCCGGGCTCGAGGGCATACGCCAGGATCTGCGCGGCAAGATCAAGTACGGCCATGAGTTCAAGACCGCAGATGAGGCACTCGAGTATGCGTACAAGCTGGTATGCGACACGATCATGGAATGTGACAACGAGGGGCTGGAGTAGGCCATTGCATTGCAAGGTGTTCAGGAATCATGGCGTATATGCGGCATCGTGAATGTGGTGAGGAAGTGGAAACGTGTGATGGCGGTGGGCTGTTCACATGGGTCGCGGGCCAACAAACAGGCGTTGGCTGCGGTCTTGCGTTTCCGCGACAGCTACAAGCCGGCGCATGTGATTCACCTGGGTGATGCGTACGATCTGTCTGCACTCAGAGCTGGAGCACTGGCCAACCCAAACAACGCAGATGCGGCCGATGACTACATGGATGACATCGATCAGGGTCGGAAGTTCCTGAACGAATTGCGGCCGACGGTGTTCACGCTCGGGAACCATGATGAGCGGGCCAAGATGTATTTGAACCATCACAACGCGGTTGTGCGCGGATTCGCTGAGGCTGTATGGCAACGCATGATCGAGCCGATCAAGAGGCATACGAAGGTGTTCATCGAGCATCACGGCGTGTTGCCGAATTGCTGGTATGAACTGGGCGGATTCAAATGGGGACATGGAACACTCTACTCAGAGAACTTCCTGCGGGACTCAGCCGAGACCTGGGGCAACTGTGTCGTGGCTCATGCCCACCGGGCTGGTGCAGCTTGGGGTCGACGGAGTGACGGTCCGTGCGCGTTGTCCCCCGGAACGTTGGCCGATGTTCCTGCCATGGAGTACGCTCATCGCCGCCGGGGCACGTTGGCGTGGAGCCATGGGATCGTCTTCGGAGAGGTGACCGACGACAAGGCACAGCTCTATGTGCATCAATGGCCGCAACACGAGAAGACATGGACTCTGCCCAGCTTCTGAAGGAACTGAAGGCTGCCATCTGCTGTCAGGCGGAGCGCGTGCCCAAGGAGTGGAAGACGATGGCCCAGTTGGCCAAGGAATGGGGCATGAGCGTGTCTCAGGCAATCAGGTTGGTCCGTAAGGGGATTGATCTGGGCACGATTGATCAGAAGAAGTTTCGCATTCCGAATGGCCGGAGAGGAGTCTATCCGACATGGCACTATCGCTGGAAGAAGGGGTGAGCATCACCTACAAGGTTGTGGACAAGCAGAGCAAGACTGAGGAAGCATCTGCGCGTTCCCATGAGTGTGGGGATGCCGGCTGCGGCACTCCTGTGGTGGGCCTGAAATTGAATTCGGGCTCCTCCGCAGCCGGGAACCCATCATCTGATGCAAAAGCCCGTGAAGGACAGGTTTAAGCGGGAACCCAGGTTCGAGGACGACAAGCTGATATGCGAACGGCTGCCCGCACTGTTGACGTACATCCAAGAACAGGACCGCGTCATCACGCATCTGGTCCGGGAGAATCTGCGTCTGCGTCAGGATCTGATCGTCGAGAGGGACAGGAACAACGGATAGAGGAGCTGGAGGACAGGCTGCATCAGATGAAGCTGCGGGAGGTCATCTACAAGCGGCTATGTGAGGAGGCCAGGTTCCTGGTGGCCCGCTCCAACAACGAGGCTTTCGTCAGACGCTGGTTCAGCGATTACAAATCCATCCATGAGTGAGATCTATTCCATGAATGCCACGTTCATCCAGCCGACCGATCCGGGTGCTGACACCGAAGAGGAACACAACACGCTGGAGATCGAGATTGTTGATCACGGCGATGGTCCGGATGTGGTGCTGCGTACCGAACGCTGGGCTTTGGCCGGCAAGGAAGACCTGCAACGGTTCGTCGATGTCCTGAGCGATCTGATCGACAAGGTGCAGGACAAGAGGATCTCGAGGAACAATTGATGAGTGCAAAATGGAAGATCAGGTCTGAGCCGACAAAGACTGTCGAGCTGCTCAACGACAATGCCGAGTTCAGGGTCGGCGAGATGAAGGAACGAGTCGTCATCTACGAGCGCAAAGGCAAGGTATGCGTTCGCAGGTACAAGGAGTTCTTGGCGAAGTTTGAGCCTGTGATATGAGCAAGATGCCGGCATGGAAACGCAAGAAGCTCATCGAAGAGGCGAGCGAATTGCGGAACTTCCCGAAGCTCATGCTGGGCCTCGAGGTGTATCCATGGCAGGAGAACGTGCTCGACGCCCTGTGCGCCAAGCATTCCAGGGTGGCGCTCAAGGCAGCCAACGGCTCCGGCAAGACCAGCATCGTCGCAGCAGCAGCTGTGGTGTGGCACCTGGTCATGTTCAAGGGCGCACTCTGCGTCTGCACCGCCGGCGTCTATCGTCAGGTGGCCGACGCCCTCTGGCCGTACATCAAGCGGTACACCAATGGCCTTGGCGGACCTGATTCCGGGTTCAAGGTCATCGACGGTGAGATCACTTACTTGAGAGCCGGCTGCAAGCCGGGCGAGGAAAGCCGCTGCATCGGGTTCTCGGCGTCCAACCCTGAGAAGGCAGAAGGCTGGCACTGCCAAGGACCATCCAACAACCTGCTCTACATCATCGACGAGGCCAAGGCGGTGCCCGATGGCATCTTCCAGTCGATGGAACGCTGTCAGCCCAGCCGGGTTCTGATGATGTCCAGCCCGGGAGGCGCCGGGGGTTACTTCTACGAAGTGTTCCGACGCAACGACGGCCGCTGGAAGACCTTCACCGTCACCGCATTCGACTGTCCGCACATCAAGAAGGACTGGATCGACGAGCAGTTTCAGCGTTGGGGCGAGAACCATCCGCTGGTGCGGTCCATGATCTATGCGGAATTCATGGAGGACGACGGTTCGCTCACGGCAGTCAGGACTGCGGACTGGCAGAGATCGGTCTCTCAGCCTCCTGAGAGCAACGAGAAGGCGCATCGGCTCACTGCGGGCTGTGACTTTTCCGCCGGTGGCGACGAAAGCGTGCTCTGCGTGCGCCAGGGCAACGCGGTGAAGGGTCTGATCTCGTGGAAGGATCGCGATACCATGAATTCCATTGGGAAATTCATCTATCAGTTCCGGAAATGGGGGCTGAAGTCCGAGGATATCTACGCAGACGTCGGCGGCATGGGTGTTGTCATGTGCGATGCGCTCAAACAGGAGGGTTGGGACGTGCGCCGGGTCAATTTCGGCGAGAAAGCCATCCGAGATGACCAGTTTGTGTCCCGGGGAGCCGAGATGTGGATCGAATTCGGCCGATCCGTTGAGAAGAACGAGATCAATCTGGGTCCGGCAGGCAATGACGACATCCTGATCAACCAGTTCATCACCCGGAAGGTCCGGACCAACGGAAAAGGCAAGTTGGCGCTGGAATCCAAGGATGAATTGAGGGCCAGAGGCATCGCGTCACCAGATCGGGCCGATGCCATGGTGCTGGCGTTCTGTGGTGGAGGCGGTAAACGCATGGACGAGTACATGAAAGCACTCGGTGAAGACGGACGTAGCCTCCTGGAACGCATGGAGGATGAGATTGGCCCTCTGGAAGGCGGCGATGAGGGTGCGCTTGTAGGTTGTGAGGTCGGCGGATAAGCATTGACACATATGATGAACACCAGTCAGCGGAATGGTTTGCATGGTCAGATCGAAGAGGCTGTCGATCAGCGGCAACCTTGGGAACTGCGCCAGTCTCGCTGGTACGAACTGCGGCATCACGGCCTGCGTCGCCAGAACAAGCCGTGGCTCAAGGCATCCGACATGCACTGGCCGCTCATCGATACCCAGATCGAGAAGCTCAAGCCGCTCTTTCTCCAGCAGGCGCTCGGCATGGACGTGGTGGCCAGCTTCGTGCCCATGCGCCAGCAGCTCAACGCCTACACCAAGGTCGCCGAGGATTGGTTCAACTATAAGATCCGAGAGAAGACCAACTTCCAGGAGGAGATCCTGTCCTGGGTCGATTACACCCTCATGTCGGGTCGGGCGGTCATCAAGTGCTTCTGGAACCCGGGCGACAAGAAGGTCGGATTCGACGCCATCGATCCTCTCTACTTCCTGGTTCCTGCCTACACCGTAGATCTGCAGGACGCAGACTGGGCTGTTCAGGTCATGCCCATGAGCGTGGCCGCCTACAAACGCATGGCTCGTCAGATGGGCTGGAAATCCGACAAGGCCACCATCGACAAGATCCGCGGCAACCCGCAGGAGGACAACATCCCCGGCACCAACGTCGAGTCCGACGTCAAGAACCTCCGGGAAGGCATCACCTACACAAACAACCCGGACATGATCATCGTCTGGGAGGTCTACCGTAAGACCGAGGCTGGAAAGTGGGAAATCTACACCTATTCCCCCGCAGATAAGTCAATCGACCTGCGTGAGCCTATGGAACTTCCCTATGACCATGGGCAGCTTCCCTTCATCGACTTCCCCTACGAGATCAAGGACAAGGGTTGGTTCTCGCCCCGCGGCATCTGCGAGATCCTCGCTCCGTTCGAGCTGTCGATGACCTCGATGTGGAATCACAAGCATGATGCCATGACGCTCTACAACCGGCCGCTGTTCCGCGCCGAGCGTGAGCTGCCAAACAGCATCAACCTGCGTTTTCAGCCCGGCCAGATCCTTCCCTACGGTGTAGCGCCGGTCACTATGCCCCAGCCGCCCATCTCGTTCGATGTCGAGATGAACAACACACGGGCCATTGCCGAGCAACGCATCGGCACTCCGGACTACGGAATCAACTCGATGGTGGAAGGCCAGAGTTCCCGCCGCACTGCCACCGAGATCAAGTCGATCAATGCCCAGTCCATGCAGTCTGGCGATCTGCGTGCCCGGCTTTTCCGCATGTCGCTCGGGAAGCTCTATCGCCAGGCATGGAGCCTCTACATCCAATACGACAAGCAGAGCCTGCAGTACCGTTTCGCAGAAGATTCGCTCTCAGCCGATCCTGTGGCCCTCCATGACCAGTATGAACTCGAGCCCAAGGGAGGAATGGACATGGTCAGTCGTCAGGCCATGGTCAATCAGGCGATCGCACGCAAGCAACTCTTCGCGCAGAGCCCCTGGGTGGATCAGGTCGAGCTGGACAAGTCCATCATGGAGCTGGACGACCCGACTCTGGTGAAGCGGCTCCTACGGGACCCCGGACAGAAGGCTCAGGACGAACTCGAGGACGAGGCCAAACTCATCCCGACGCTGCTCGTTGGCATCCCGGTGCCGGCCAAGCCAGGCCAGAACTTCGCAGGCCGCATCGGCGTCATCATGCAGTACCTGCAAGGCGCCCAGCAGCAGGGTCAGCAATTCACTCCGGCGGCGATGAACGCCATCATGCAGCGGCTGGATTCGCTGCTGCAGGGCTACGAGCAGGTGGCCACCAACGAGGCTCGTAAGCTCCGCAAGGACATCCAGACGTACTTTGAGTCCACCGGCATGCTGCCCAATCCCAAGCAGCAGCAGCAGATCCAGGCGCCTCAGCCTGCAGCACAGCCGGCTCCTGAACAACCTGCAATGCCCGTATGATGTGCATCAAATGCCGGTATTTCGTCCAAAACGCCTGCAGAAGGTATCCGCCGAGCGGGAGGCCGAGCGCATGGCCTACCGTCCTTCCAACAGAATGGTGCGGCGAGTACACCGCGATACTATCGGTGAATGCGAGTACTGCGGAGACGAATACGAAATCTCCAGTCTCCGTTTCGATCGAGCCGGTTTCAGATACTGCCAAGAGTGTGCAGGAGAAGCTCAATAGGCTTAGGAAAGAAAAGGCATCTATTCTTTAATATGGCCGAATACCAAGGAAAGAAAGTCACTCTCAACAAGCCGTTCTACACGCCCGGCGAGAAGAAGAAGAGTGCTGTCTACGTCCGCAGTCCCAAGGGCACCGTGATCAAGGTACGGTTTGGTGATCCCAACATGGAGATCAAACGCGACAATCCGGAACGCCGTAAGAACTTCAGGGCCAGGCACAACTGCGATAACGCAACCGACAAGACAACGCCTCGGCACTGGAGCTGCAAAGCCTGGTAAATCGCATGATACGTTTCATCTCAAAGCTCAAGGCAGCATGGACATTCAGCCGGCATCAATGCTGGGTGAATCCGCTTCCATGGGAAAAGACAGACGCCATCGCACTTGCAGCATTTTTCAAATCGGAGACCGGCAAGAAGTTCAGGGACGCATTACTCAATACCGTCCTCATGCAGAATGCGTCGGCGCTGGTCGACAAAAACCATTTGCAATACTCAGCAGGCTTTGCCATGGGTCAGGCCAGCTTGGTCAAGGTCATCGAGATGATGGCCGATGAATCAGCTATCTCGGATTCTGACAATGATACCGGTCAGGATACGATCACTTAGGGTATCACAAATACGGTAGCCAGAGCGTGCAGTCTGGCTAACGAGTTACATAGCACATGAGTGAAGCATTAACCGCTGATGGAGTGCTCTCGATGGCGAGGGACTTCGATGCCGGCGTCGATATTGACAATCGGGAAACCCCTGAGCCTCAACCCGAGGCGCAGAGCCCCGATGCGAGTTCTCCTGTGGAGGATTCCGCCAGCACCGAGTCCAGCAATACCGAGGAAACCCCAGAGGCAAGTTCCTTGAAAGAGACCGAAGCTCCGAAACAGGAGCCCAAGTCCGAACCGCAGAAGAAGGAGTCCAAGTTCGCCAAGGAGGAGGCTCGCAAGGCCAAGACCTGGTCGGAAATCAACGCTGAGAAGGAGGCTATCAAGGCCCAGAAGGAGGCGTTGGCCCGCGAACGTGAGGAATGGCAGAAGTCCCGGCAGACCGCCGAGACCAGCCAGACCAACCAGTTCCGGGACGATAAGGGGTTCACAGCCGAAGACTATGAGCAGGCCGCAAAGGAGTTCGATGCAGATGGGGATCGCGAACTCGCCCAGGCCGCCAGAGCCAAGGCAGACGCTGCTCGCAAGGCAGCCGGTGAACACCAAGTCAAACTCCAGCAGCAACAGTTCCAGAAGTCTTGGGAGGATTCATATGCCCGCCTGAGCGAGAAGGAACCGTGGCTGAAGGATCAGAACTCCGAGCAGTACAAGAAGGTCGTTGGCCTTCTGAACAACTACAAGGTGCTGACCACCATCCCTGATGGGCTGACTCACGCCGTGGAGCTTGTGAAGCTGCATGACACTGCGACTCGGGCTCAGGCAATTGAATCGGAGAACAAGGCGCTCAAGGAGCAGCTAGACAAGCTCCAGAAGAAAACAGCCATAGGTAAGAGTGTGCCGGCCGGACCGCTCAAGGCAGAGGAAAGTGACTTTGCCAAACTCCCGCTCAAGGAGCAGCGGGAACGTCTGATGAAGGCGTCGCGGGAATTCGACCGCTCACTAGACTGAGGCACCATACCGTAACTTGTTATGCCAGTAACCACTTCAACCACGCTCACCAACCAGTTCCAGAACTACTTCAGCAAAGAGCTGCTCTCGATCGTCCAGCAGGAGACGATCCTCGATCAGTTCGCGATGAAGGCGCCGATCCCCAAGAACAACGGTAACAAGGCCATCTCCATGTTCCGTTTCGGGTCGCCCAGCATCTCGGGCGTTCAGACGATCTCGTCTGAGGGCACCGCGATCAGCTCTGCGAACTACCGCGCTCTGTCGCTCAACAGGCTTGAGAAGCCCCTCGCCCAGTACGGCCAGGTCATCGGGCTCACCGACATCCTCCGTGCTACGGACCTGTTCAACTCACTCCAGCAGGCCACCAAAACCTCCGGTCTGGATATGGCTCTGTGGGTTGACTCGGTCATCCGTAACACCTTGATCGGCTCCAACCTCACCGCCAGCGGTTCCTCCATTGGTTCCGGAATTGAATCGTCGATTTCAAACGAAGACGCGATCAACAATACCGCCGGACAAAATCCTCCGGGCATCAAGGTGTACGGCAATCCCGCCACGCTCACCACGCAGACCTTCTCTGCGTTGAACAGCGCGACGGCCGCTGCTGATGCCACGATGACTGCTTCGGCTGTCCTCGACTCCATGACCCGGCTGAAGCGCAACCGCGCTCCGCTGATCAATGGTGGCTACGTCCTCGCCACCGATCCTCGTGTGGCCCGCGACCTGATGCGCGACAGCGACTGGCTCAATGCCTCGAACTACGGCAACAAGGGTCAACCCTTCTACAAGGGCGAGGTTGGCTCCATCTACGGATGCCGCGTCGTCACCCAGACCAACTCGTTCGTCAGCACCGGCTCTGCCACCGCCGCCGATGAGTTTGTCTACCAGGCCACTCCTGCTGGTGGTGGTCTCGCCGTCAGCAAGGACATCATCGCGTCGTTCTTCTTCGGCAACGAGGCGTTCGGTATTCCTCACCTCACCGGTGATGATCCGCTCTCCCCGAAAATCGTGATCACCGATACCCCGGACAAGTCCGACCCGTTGAACCAGCTCGTCACCGTCGGTGTGAAGCTGTATTTCACCGCCCTGCGTCTGGCCGCTGGTAACACCTCTGCGACGAACACCGGTAACCCCGTCTGGTATCTCGTCCACCGCACGAAGACCTCGACCACCCTGTAATCACATGAAGAAGACAGCCACCATCATGGTGATCGCTGTCGGCCCTGGGGGGCATCGCCGACAAGGTGGTGCCCCCCTTTCTCATTCCGCTTGCGGACATGATATGGCCGATGAGAATCCGCCCATGATTTCTATTCCTGTCGAGGCGCTCGCCACTGATTCCGAGAATGGCGAAAATGTGACCCCTGAAGTCGGTGATGAAGTCACCCTGAACGAGGTCAAAGGCGTCCTCAAGAAACTCGACAACGGCGAAGCCTACGTCGAGATCAAGAGCGTCAATGGCATGCCCGCCGAGTACGAGGAGAAAGGCGAGAAATACGACATGGAGGAAGGCCAGTCCATGGACGAGAAGAGCATGCGGAAGATGGTCGAGGACTACGATTCGGAGAACGAGTAATGCCCATCTACTCCTTCGAGAACAATGGAAGGACCGTCGAACAGATCGTTCCGATGGGAACCGATTCCATCACTTTGGAAGGCAAGACTTGGCGGAGGTCCTGTATCAACAGGATCTCCCCAGTCGGATTCGCAAAGCAATCGGAGCTTAAGGACGAAGTCAAACGCGGCTTCTACAACATGGAGCAGCGCCAAGGCAGTCGTTTCGAGAGCACCTTCACGAAGAACCAAATAAGAAAGATCTGGGAAATATGAGTTCAATCAACGCCAATCTGGCCGCCGAGTTGAGCATGGGAAGCGCAGGCTTCTCACTGGTGACAGCGACATCCATCCAGACCGGTCCGTTCTGCAAATTGCAGGTCGTCACCAACGCTGTCTTCACTTCCATCTCCGGAAACGGGATTGGTGGAACCTGGTCAGCAACGACGATTCCATTTGGCACTGAGATCGTCGGACCCATCACCAGCTTCCAGCTCGCGTCTGGTGCGGTGATTGCCTACAACGGCATCATCAACTCGTAAGGATCTGATTCGTGGCTGACGTAAAGATCACAGGTCTTGCGCCGATCACAGTACTGGATCCGGCAGTTGATCCTCTGCCAATCGTCGATGTCAGTGATACATCGATGTCCCCCACTGGGACGACCAAGAAGGTAACGGTCGCTCAGTTGTTCTCGGCAAACCCCAATGCCGAGTTCACCAACCTGACAGTCACCAACACGATCACTGTTGGTAACGATGTGTTGATTGGCAGCAGCATTCAGGTCGGCGACCTGACAGCCAATCAGGTGGTCTTCGCCGATGGCAGTAAGTACCTACAGACAAAGACGCCTGTAGATGCCAGGACTGCCTTACAGACCACCACCTACACCCATACGCAGGGTGTTTCCGCAAACCCATGGGTGATCACTCACAACCTCAACGCCTACCCTACTGTGTGGGTGATTGATCCTCTGGGTCGTGCTGGATGGACCGAGGTTGAGTATGTGAATGCAAATACTGTCCGAGTCCACTTCCCGGGAGCCCAGACCGGAACCGCTTATCTGAACTTCTAACGAGATCCAATCATGCCAGTCCCATTCCTTAATTCGATTACCCTCAACAAGAACGAGGTTCAGGACTTTAAGGTCTTCAACATCGGCACAGGGAATCCGACGCTGTCATCTGGTGGCGACATTGGATACTTCTGGACCGACACCTCTGGTTCTGCGTCCACCCGAGTTCTCAAGTGGTGGGATGGGTCCAATGTCCGCACGGTCCTCGACAGTTCCTCCACGACCATTGTCGCTGCGGATCTTTCCGGTGGCGCTGCTGGCAGTCTGCCGTATCAGCTCACGGCTGGTGACACGACGTTCCTCGGAATTGGCACTGCGAATCAGGTTCTGAAGGTCAACTCTGGGGCAACCGCTCCTGAGTGGGTCAACCAATCGTCGCTCAGTGTTGGATCGGCCACCACTGCCACTACTGCCACCACGGCGACGACCGCTACAAATGTCGCTGGAGGTGCTGCTGGAGAGCTTCTCTACCAGAGCGGTCTTGCGACGACTGCCAAGCTGGGCGTTGGAACGGATGGATACATCCTCACCTACGACGGAATTAATACGAAGCCAAAGTGGTCCGCTTCGATTCCTGCTGGCTCTGTTTCTGGACTGGCCGCTTCGGCAACGACCGACACGACCAACGCTGCAAACATCACAAGCGGTCTGCTGCCGTTGGCTCGTCTGGCGTTGGCTACGGGCCAGTTCTATGTCGGTGATGCGTCCAACAATCCTGCAGCCACTGCCAAGTCCTCGATCTCGCTGACCGGATTCGGCGCTCTGACTGCGGATCTGGACATCGCTGGGTTCAACATCATCAACAGCGGAAACGTCACATCCGGATCGTCTGGCTCCACGCTGGCCACCAAGGGATATGTTGACTCTGTCGCTCAAGGTTTGGACATCAAGGCGAGTTGCTTGGTGGCGTCCACGGCGGACATCAACCTGAGCGCACCCGGATCTGGGCTGATCGACGGCATTGATCCGGCAACCTTCACCAGCGGCACCACCCGCATCTTGGTGAAGGATCAGAGCCTGTCGCAGCAGAACGGCATCTATATCTGGCAAGGTCCGTCTTCGGCAATGACCCGTTCGCTGGATGCCAACACTTGGGACGAGCTGGTTGGTGCGTTCACGTTCATCGAGACCGGAACTGCGAATGCGGATTCTGGCTGGGTCTGTACGGCCAATGCAGGTGGAACGCTTGGGACGACTCCGGTTCCATTCGTTAAGTTCTCCCAAGCCGGTTCCTACACCGCAGGCAACGGCATGGTGCTGTCTGGTGGGGTGTTCCACTTCGCCAAGTCGACCGCCTACACAGAGGGTCAGATTCCGTTCTGCTCAAACACCCCTACCGCGAACAGCATAGGCTTCTCCTCGAATCTGTTCTGGGACAACTCGAACAACCGCCTTGGCATCGGGACGTCATCACCAAACGTAAACACCGAAGTAAACAGCACAGACGCCTCTGTTTCGCTTCGAGTTAATAGTCAGAATGCTGGAGTGAGCGCGTCAAACTACTCGCAGGTTCAGCTTTCGGACAATGGGGCTGTACGCAGTTTTTGGCGACAAATACGAGACGGATCTGGCACCGTGCAGTTCGCTTACAACTCGGTGTTGCAGTTTTTGTCGGACGGAGGTGGAACTCCGACGCTACGCGCCACGCTGGACTCCTCCGGCAACCTTGGGTTGGGGGTGACGCCTAAGGTTTGGTACAGCGGATACAAATCCATACAGGTCGGTCAAGGGCCTTGCATCACTGGATACGCTTCTGCTGGCAACGAGAGCGAAATCTTTTTCGGAGCCAACGCTTACGTCGGAGCGTCCGGAGCCTCTTGGCAGTATCTGGCAAACGGACAAGCGAGTCAGTATTGGCAGAAACAAGGCAACCACTACTGGAGAACGGCAGCAAACAACACCAGTGGCGCTGACGCGAACATTAGTTGGGGCGACCCAAAGATGACCCTCGACGCCTCGGGGAAACTGACCGTCGCTGGGAACCTTACTTATCAAGAGGCCATCAAGATCACCAATGGTCGGATGAAACTCGGCCATTCTGATGGCGGAGCCGGAATCTGGTTTAACAGTGCGACAGTCGACGGAAAGTTTTTTGCCGGTTTGGATGGAGACACGTTTCGGATCTACAGCACAGCAATCGGAAGTGATGCAGTTAGGATCACCGACTCCGGCAACCTGCTCGTCAACCGCACCTCCGTAATCGGAACCAACTCCAAGCTCAACGTCCAGCAGCACGGCACAGCGGCATCGAGCTACACTGCTCCCTCAAACGCGATTGCCTGCTTCGACGGTGGAACTTCTGACAATGGCGTCATCTCTCTGGTGGGTGGAGGAGATCAAGGGGTCTACAAAGCCAACAGTTCCGGAGCATACGATGTCGGTATCTCGCTAGGGTCCAATGCGGATCGACGGATTCAGTTCACTACTGCTGGATCACCAAGGATGACCCTCGACGCCTCGGGGAATCTGGGCGTTGGTGCCACTACACCAGTTCAGCCGCTGGAAATAAACAAATCTAGTTCCTCGACGGCTTTAACAAGCCCTCCAGTTTCTGGATCGACAATCAGGGTAAGAAACACCAGCAATACAGATAACGCGTTTTCATCTCTGGAGTTTTACAACTCAGCTGGACTGTTTGGCGGATCAGTTAATTGTCAGTTTGTAAGCCAAGCAACCCCAAGCAATGATTTGGTATTCGTTACAAGAGGATCATCTGGAGGGCTTGAATCATTAAGAATCACCTCGGCAGGAAGCACCCTTTCCGGTGTGAATGGGACTGCTTCAAATCCCTCATTCTCTCGCATTGCAGATCCCAACACCGGCCTCTACTTCCCCACCGGAAACGACACCCTCGCGCTGGCGGTGGGCGGGAGTGATGCGGTGTATATTGACAGCAGTAGGAATGTTGGAATTGGAACAACTCCCGGCTACAGGTTGGACATCCGCGACAACAGCACAGGCTTGTTGGCTAGGTTGTCATCGACCAGTACTGGCGGTTGTTCAATGCAGTTTGTTTCGACTTCGACAAATGGAAGAACCTACAGAATCGGATCAAATTATGTTTCTGGAGCTGGAGAGTTCTCGATCTATGACGACACGGCCGGTTTAGAACGCCTCCGCATCAAGTCCACCGGCCAGCTCAACCTCACCGGCCTAGCCTCCGCTCCCACAGGTGCGGTGGGTGACCTGTACTACAACAGCACCAGCAACACCCTCCAGTACCACAACAACAGCGCGTTCCAGCAGATTAGCAGGAAGTATAGCGCAGCCGGAGCTGGAACTGGAACGACCATCACGGTGACCCACAACTTCGGAACCAAGGATGTGATCGTGCAGGTCAGGGATAGTTCCGACGCTCAGGTGTTGACCGACGTGAGCTATGCGACCAACAGTGTGACCGTGACGTTTGCATCCAGCCAAACGCTCAGCAACTACACCGTCACCGTCATCGGCTAAGTCTCATGGATCTTCTTAACGTACCAGCGGCAACAACCTCCTCTGGAAGCACCAAGGTGCTCATCCAAGAGGGGAACACGCTCAAGTCTAGGACAGCGTCGGATCTGGTGAGTGGGTTGACATCATCCAAGTACAGGGCCGATTTCTGCCTAATAGATTTTCAAGGCTCTGCTGCTGGAATACCGGCGTCATACAACGACGATCCATTCCCAGACCCAACAGATTTTTCGGTTTTTAGAACTGAGTTCGTACCAACAAACTTCACGATTGGGTATTGGTGTACAAATGGAACCAATGCTGCCGCAGTAAGTGGTGTAGTTGGAGTTGCGCTTCAATACACAACAACAAGTCCACCAACCAGCGGCTGGCAGAATGTGAGCGGAAGCACCGCTGATGGACTAGGAAAGTCTAGTGCATTTGTTTGGGCAAACTCAACGGTGTCTATAACCGGATCTCCTTCTGCTGTTTTTTGGAGACTGAAATATGTCAACACACTCAAAGATTCAGGAAATCAAGACATAGATGCGACTTGGACCGTTAAGAGCCTAACCCTTTCCCTCTGGAACTAACCTTGCCCGCGCTCACTCTCTAGCTACCATCGCGCTCCTATGACGATCGAACTGAACAAAGAACAGGCTCAAGTCCTCATCAACCTCATCGACGTGGCCGTCAAAGCTGGCGGCATCCAAGCAGCTCGTGCTGGCGTCTTCTTCACCGATCTTGTCTCTGCGGCAGCCGCCAAGGAGGAAAGTCTCAACAAGGAACCTAAGGAATAGTCATGAATTGGATCATCGAACAGCTCTGGGTTAAGCCCAGCGAAGGCAGTCTCACCGACGTTGTTGTCACCGCTGCGTGGCGCTGCAACGGCGAGCAGGTCAGTGGTGGCAAGACCTACAGCGGCACCTGCTACGGCACTGCCAGCTTCGTCGCCCCGGATCCCTCGCAGTTCATCCCGTACAGCAACCTGACTCAGGCCGAGGTTCTGCAGTGGGTTTGGGACTCTGGTATCGACAAGGCGGCTACCGAGGCCAGCGTGAATCAGCAGATTGCGAACGCCATCAACCCTCCGGTTATCGTTCCGCCTTTGCCTTGGAACTCTCAGCCCTGATAGTCATGAACATCGATTCCCAGAATCACGGCGGTCATCCAATCGGGATTTTGGCAGCAGCGGGAGCGGTAACTATCGCATCCCTGATTCCCGCGCTGACCATGTGGATCCAGTTCGTAACCGCGGTCATCGGTCTAATACTCATGCTCTGGGGCGCCTATCGGACCATCAAGAAATTCAACAAGAAGGATTCCAATGAATGACTCCATCAAATCTCTCGTTCGCCACATCCTCTCCGCTGCTGGTGGGTTCCTTGTCGCCAAGGGCCTCGTTTCCGCTGATCAGCTTCCCGAGGTTGTCGGTGCTGTGATCACGCTCGTTGCCGCTGCCTGGGGCATCCTGTCCAAGAAGAAGGCCACTCCTCCTGCTCAGTGATCATCGAGCAGATCCTCACCGCGATCCTCAAGTTTGTTGAGTCGCTTCTGAGAAAGGACCAGACCAGTGAGGACGCAAAGAAGCAGCCAGATCTCAAGGATCGCCTGCGTCGTCGCATTGCTGAACATGAGCAGCGGGTGCGCGACGCGGGTGATCCTCGTTCCTGAAGGCGAGCCCGTTCGCATCGCCGAGCCGATCAAGGCCAGAGTCTGGGTGCTGGACTCGCAGGGCAACAGCATCAGATCTCAAAACCGCGTGACAATTCCAGCCGGCTGGTACGCACTTCCAAAAGACTGATATGGGTTCCACACTGACAGGTTCAACAGTCGCCAGCACCTACACTGGCCTGCTCAAGACGAGCGACACAGGCGCCATCAATTCCACGCTCAAGACCATCTCGGATGGCTCTGGAAACGATTCCGCGCTTCAGCTCTCCACCACCAGCGTCAACATCGCTGCTGCTTCCGGCAACTTCACGATCGCGACCGACAAGCTGACTGTCGCTGGTGCAAGCGGCAACACGGCTGTCGCTGGAACCCTGTCTGCCACCGGCAACTTCGCGATCAACACCAACAAGTTCACGGTGGCTGCGAGCAGCGGTAACACCGCATGCGCTGGAACCCTGACGTCCACTGGTGCACTCAACGTTGCCAGCAGCGCCTCGATCGTCGGCAACGTAACGACCAATGGGTTCGTCATCCTGAATGGCGCCTACGGCATTCAGCAAAACTCTGCTGGTGGCACCAACAACTTTGCTGGCCCCTGCAACTTCACCAACCTGGCGACTTTCAGCGGCGGCATCGCGTTCAACTCGAACGTCACGCTGGCCAACAACCTGACCGTCAACGGCACCACAACGCTCAACAGCGTGGCTGCTCTCAACGGCAACATCACTCTTGGTGATTCGTCTACGGACACGCTCACGGTGGCTGCCACGCCGACGTTCAGTGCTCCGGCGACGTTTGCTGGTGCTGCTACGTTCAACGGCAACGTCACGATCGGAAGCGACGCGACCGACACCCTTTCAATCAATGCGGCGTTCAACCCAGCGACAGAGACGATCGCTGCTGGAGACTTCGTTCTGATTCAGGACGTCTCCGACTCCAACAAGATCAAGAAGGCAACAACGTCTTCGCTTCAATTTGCCACAAAATATGTGAGCGCAGAGTTTGCTTTGCCCACTGGAAATTCAGATAACATATTGAATGTGGCTCATGGACTTGGAGGAAGACCGGACATCGCAATGGCGCAGTTGGTATGTCAGGTTGCAAATAATGGATATGAAGTTGGCGATATCATAAATACATATGATTGCGCCGGAGGCCAGTATTCTCCTGCTTTTAGTTTTGGATTCAACTCTTCAAACATTTATTTGAATAGAATGACTGTTTCCGGGCTTCTGGTTACATGGAGAAACATTCCTGGAGGCGATCCAACTGAAGTTAGAATAGATTTGTATCCAGAGCATTGGAAAGCTCGCGTTGTGGCAATTAAATTTAATTAAGCCATGACTCCTTCCCAGATCGCCCAAGCTGCTTGCGACAAGCTGTCGTTCTCGGACTCCGCGACGCTCGCGTTGGCCAAGAAGTTCTGCATCCGCAGGTATTCCATGATCTGGGATTCCTGTCTGTGGAACGACACCCTCGGAGTCGCTTCCAAGTCGGTCGATGCCCAGACTGAGATCATCAAGCTGGACACCTACGTCACGTCCACATACAGCGCCTTCATCAACAACTCCATGTACCTAGATATGCCTGTGGCTATCCGGTTCACGGTGACTGGCAACAGTGACGGCATCGAGCTTCCTGCGGCCGAATGGCAGTCCTTCTTCCAGCTCGATCCCAACACCTGGAACAACGTTGAGTCCCGCCGTTCCACGCCAGGCAACTTCATCAACCTGTCCCGGTTGATCAATGATGGCGTAACGACCTACGGGGACTCTGGGATCCCTCAGATCAAGCTGGTTCCTACGCCTGACCAGAACGGAACGCTGTTCATCCTCGGCAAGCGTCAGTCGCCCATGCGGCAATTCGGCGAGGACGCCACGATCGCCAATAACCAGATCTTCGAGATCCGGGGCATCGAGAACGCGCTGATGGCATTCACCGAGGGCGATCTGCTCGAGTATTCGCGTCAGTACGGGAAAGCGCAGGCCAAGTTTGGTGAAGCCGCTGCACATGTCGGGACCATGAAGGACATGGAGCGTGGCCAACAGCAGCAGATCTCGCGCATCATTCCTGATTCGCTCTACGACTGGACCTTCGACGACATCGCCTAACCATGCCTTTCAAAGCCAACGACAGCCTGGACGACGAGATTCTGTTGGATGGCACGAACGGCTTCACGACAGGTCAGGTCAGCGCAACTCGTCCAGACAACATCGCCAACACGTCGTACTCCGATGGGCTGAACCTCGATTACGATGACTTCGGCAATCTGGTAACCCGGCCTGGATGCACCGTCTTCAAGGGGCTGGATACGATCAACCAGCTCTGGGAAGAGATCCTGACGAACTGGGAGTCTGTCACTGAGTACTGGGGCTCCAATCTTCCGATCACGGCCAACATCGTTTCTGGGTTCTACTTCGACACGGCTGCGGCCGAGAGGTTGGTCGTTGCGGTGTCGAACAACAACGTCCAGAGGCTGTACTACTCTGGATCGAACAACCTCTACACGTTGATTGCAGGCAGTTCGTTCTCGGACTCAGCCAAGTACATCTACTTCGCGCAGCTCAACGACAAGCTGTACTATTGCGATGGCTTCGGATCGTTGGCCTACATCACTGCTGCGAATGCCAACAGTTCGATCACAGCCGGCAAGATCAGCCGCATCGATGTCATCAACCAAGGTGAAGGTCACTCTTCGGTCCCGACCATCACGATAGCTGCGCCTCCATCCGGGGTCACCGCAACAGCCACAGCTGTCATCAGCGGTGCCGGCAACTTGGTGGCCATCAACATAACCAACCCGGGAAGCGGTTACACAACGGCACCTGCGGTAACAATCACGAACGCCAACCAGTCACATGCTGTTGCCTATGTCTCTCTGACTCCGCCCAGTCAGCCGATCTTCCTGACGACGCATACGCAGCGGCTCTTCTGCGCGTCAGCCAACACCACCAACTATCCGGACACGCTCTTCTTCTCGGACATCCTCGATGGTGAGTCTTGGGACCCTGCAGGCTCCGTTCGCGTCGGTGGTGATGGCGATCCGATCACGGGGCTCTACTCGTGGTTCGGTAACAAGCTGCTCGTCTTCAAGGAGCGGTCCATCTGGGCTGTAGACGCCAACCCGCAGGAAGATCCTGCTGATTGGGTCGTGTCGCTCATCAGCGGAAACGTGGGTTGCATCTCGCACCGATCGATCGCCGCTGTCGGCGCTGACGTGATGTTCCTGGCTCGAGACGGTGTCCGCTCACTGGCTCAGATCCAGGCCGGAACCCAGACTGACGTTGGCCTTCCTATCTCCGCACCCATCGGCGACATCATGTCGCAGATCGACAGGTCCAAGTATCAGTACTGCGATGCTGTCTACTGGAACAACCGGTACATGCTGGCTGTTCCAAAGAACCTGGATCAGGTCCAGAACAGCAACTACGACATCCTGCTGGAGAACGGCAACAACCTGGCAGCAGAGAACGACAACAATCTCGTCACCAACATCCTGCACAACAACACGGTGTATGTGTACCACCTGTTGGCCAAGGCATGGCTGGGTGAATGGGACAACTGGCAGGTGACCGATTTCATTCCCACCTCGTTCTCGAACATGGGGCAGATCCTCATGTTCTCTGGAGCCATATCCAACGTGGAGAACGCTCCGGGACAGATTTACATCTTCAACGATTACATCCCGGAAACTCGGTTCAATCCGTCCAAGATCTCGAACTTCCGGGACGCAGGCCAATCCTACAACTCTGCCGTCGTCACCAAGGCGTATGCCTTCAACGAGCCGATGGTCGACAAGATTGGGTACAACGTTCAGTTCAGTACCGACAACCCGTATTCTGATTGGTCTCCTGAGATCTCATGGAGCTACTCGCTCAACATGAGCGGGTCCTTCACCAGCTTGGACAACAAGGTTGTCGTTCCGTACAACACCTACAAGTATCAGAAGTCCTACAACCTGATCTCGAAGGGCCGTTGGAACTCGATCCAGTTCAAGCAGCGTTGCACTGATGGCAAGATGACGGTGCAATCGATCATCGTCACTGGCTTCCCGCAGAATATCAAACCGCAGCAGTAATCATGTTCCCAAAGGTACGACAAATAGTATCGCTCGAAGAAGAAGCATCAGTTCTTTCTGCTGCAATCTCTGACAACGACTGCATCAAGTATCCTACTCATGTCGTCGAAAGAGACGGGAAAATCGTAGGAGCTGCATCACTTCAGAGGGTTCCTTTGATGATGGTGTGGCATCACACCAAGAGCATCACGGCGAGGGATTCGTTCCACCTGAAGCTAGTGTACGACTCAATCATGGAGACCAAAGGTTTTCCGCGTTACATCATAGCCTGTAACGAACACTCTCCATACAACTCGTACATGAAGAAATTCGGGTACAACCCAATTTGGAAGACTGAACTCTTTGAAGGAGGAATATGATGACCATAGAGACCAATCTGGCGAGCGTTCTGGCTCACAGCGTCATGCTGTTTGCCAAGCATGATTGGCAGAAGAGTTACCCGTCCATTGAATGGGGTTGCCCGCAGATGTGTGGTCCTAGATGGGAGGCTCCAGACATGGCGGCAGCGAACCGTGAAGCGGTCTTGGCTCAGGCCGAGACGTTTCCTTTGCTGCGACAGATCGAGGCTGCTTCTCGTCTAGGACGAGAGATCACATACACAGATCCTCGTACCGGCAAGAAGGTCACGCAGGACTTTCGTGGCATGTCTGATGTGGACGTGTCTCGTGAGATCGCCAGAGCCATGGCGGACATGGCTCCTGAGCTGACACAGAAACAGCTCGATGTATCCAAGCAGTTCGGAACTGAGTTTGCAGCTCAGCGCCGCAGAGAACTCGAGACTGCGGATCCAGAGCGTTACAAGCTCTACGATCAATTCCTGCGTGATCTTCAGTCTGGCAAAGCCACAGTTGAGACTGGCTCTCCTGAAGTTCCTGAGTATGAGCGAGTAGAAGCTCCTCCTGAGATGCGGGACACCGGCATGACGGCGTCCATGCGGGCTGACTTGGAGAAGCAGGTCGCGGGTGAGCTGGCTCAGGCCGGATCGCTGCCTCCGGGGCTCCAGAGGGCCACTGAGCAGGCTCTGCGGGCTCGAGGAGCTGCCACTGGCAACATTCTTGGAAATGCGGCGGCTCTGCGTGAGGCACTTGGCGTTTCGCAGGCCATTCAAGCCTCCGACGAACGACGCCGGGCACAGGCGCTTGGACTACTGCAATCTGGTCAGTCGACCAGCGATACGGCCAACCGTATGGCCCAGCAGTCGTTCCAGAACATCTTGGCAGCTACTGGCCAACGGAATACCGCAGCGCAGCAGACGTTCGCGGGTCAAATGGCTGCACAGCAGCAGCGCACGGCTGGTCAGCAGCAGAACATCGCCAACATCCAATCTGCACTCGGGTTGCAGCCGATCGTCTCGCAGGCTGCTCAGTTGGGTGGTCTGCAGCAGGGCGCTTCACCATTTACCCAAGGACAGTACGTCCAAGGCATGCAGCAGGCTGGTCCCGGACAGCTTCTCGGCATGGGTTCGCAGTTCGCCATGCAGAACGCGCAGAACGAGTTTCAGGCGTCGCAGGCCAACAGTGGGTTCGCCTATCTTGGTGCGATCACGAATGCGATCGGAAACCTCGGCAAAGGCGCTGGAGGTCTTGCTGGCTGCCACGTCGCTCGACTCTGCGTTCCTGACGAATGGGAAGCGTTCTACTTCTGGAAAGAGCTGCTCGCTCCTGACTGGTTCCGCAATTTGTACAACACGCATTCCAAGGCTGTCGCTGGTTGGCTGGCCAACAAGCCGACGCTGCAGAAGCTGGTGGCCAAGTGGATGCGCTCAAAGATCTCGGAGGTGACCCATGGCTAGTTTCGCTGGAATCGCACAGGGGCTCGGCAATCTCGCCACTGGTGGGATCCTGAACGCACTGACCAAGAAGCCTGGAGAAACGCCTGAAGATCCGAATGCGGATCTGGCCAACATGAAGACAGACGATCTGAAGAAGATCGCCGCCTATGATCCCGGCGTCCTTGGTCGTCTTGGTAACCTTCTGACTGGAGGCATCCTCGGTGAGGCTACCGGCATGAACTCCAAGATGGATCGTGCTGGATCGGCCGCTGAAATGATCCGCGAAGAGGAGATGAACAAGCGTCTGATGGATCGCATGCGTCGTCTCATCGCGGCTCAATCTCCTCAACCGTTCACATCTCCAGAATCCATGCAGACGGGCGCTTTCCAGCAAAACAACATGGCTCCGGTGAGCCAGAACATGTTCTGATATGGCTACTCAATTTCCAAACGTAGACGAGCTTGAGCAGGCTGCTGCATATCGGCCTAGTGTTGGCGCCAATATCTTGAACCTGCTTACGGGCGGAATCTATGGAGGCGTCACTGGCAAGAGTCAGAAGGCCATGGAGGCGGCTGCCGCACGACAAGTCCTGCTTCAGGAGCGGGCTCAGGAACGCGGTATGGAACGGGCCTTGTTCCGAAACAAGATGCAGACAGCCCTCGAGGAGGGTTTGCAGATCCCTGAAGGTGCGAGGAAAGAAGATCTGGATGCTTTGATTCAGCAGAATCGCATCAAGCGGCTTCGAGAGGAATTGCGCGGGTTCACTGGAGAAGATCCTGCACCTGATCTTTCAATCGGAGAAATGACAGGTCGTCTGTCCAGAGTTAGAAGCGAAATACCACAAAGGGTTGCTCAAGAAATCCAAGGAAAACGCGACATTGAGCTTCTTAAAGCCCTTCAAGGAAGAGGCGTTATTCCATCTCCTGTAGATGTATCAAGGCTTTCTCCTGAAGCTGCGAAGGCTCAGGTCGAGGTTTATGAGCCTCAATACAGGGAGTCGATAAGGACCGATGCAAGCCAGAGGCAGGAATTGAGAGAAGTAGCTGCTATTGATGCTTGGAGAAAAGAGACGGAAACTGATGTTCCAGACCAGAAGAAGCTCATGGAGATATTCCCACGTCTTCCTGATACCTATCAGAAAGACCCAGCAATCAGGTCTCAGGTTGGACTTCTGAATACAATCAGTACAGATGAGAGGAAGAACCTAAGAGAGCTGACTAGCGGTTATTCAAAGGGTGTTCAGCTGATTGGATCAATTCAGAAGCTGGTTGGAGAAAAAGATTACAACCAAGTTTCCGCAATGAGCTTCAACTCGCTTGAATCCTGGAGAAGGAATCAAGGGCAGGCTCTATTTCAGCAATCTCCTGAATGGAATCAGATCAATGAAATAACTCAGGAATTTGAGGATTATATGGCTGGTCGTCGTAAGAATCTTTTCGGAGCTTCGTTGACTGGAACTGAACTCGAAAGCGCAAAAAATCTCTACGGAAATAAAAACTCGGCAAACTTCCTGCCGACTTTGATTGGAATTCTTGATCGTCAATTTGCAAAAGATAGCATCAAGGAGGATTACGAAGATCTTGGGTTATTTGTTCCTGATGCCCTCAAGAAGTCTGTTCAGAATAAACGGAATGAGTATTTGAAGATTAGGTCAACTCTATCCGCTCCATCATTGGAAAAGCCTGCTGCTCCGGCGGCGCCTGCACCTCAACCTGCTAGACCTGCTGGCTCAAGTCGTGGAGGTTTGACACCTGAGCAACGAGCTGCGGCTGAACGTCGAGTCAACGAACTCTTGCAAAAGCAACAAAAGCAACAAAAGCCATAAACATGGAACTTACCCCAGAAGAGCTTCAGGAACTTCAGGATCTCAGGGCGTTGCTGGCTGAGGATCAGATTGGTCCTGCTCCAACCAGATACACTCCGGGGGCGTCTCCAGTGGGTGGCGGTGCAGCTATTCCCACGTCAACAACCATGGGAATGGAAATTCCATCAGAATCAAGGGCTACCCTCTCAAGATATGGAATCCCATTGGCCACTGCTCTTGCTACTGGCGGGGCCTCAATACCTGTCCAGATGGGAGCTGGCGCAATCTCATCCCTGATTGGCGAGGGAGGCGCATTGGCCGCCGAGGGTAAAGATCTCACATCTACAAAAAATCTTCGCAGGATGGCGGGTTCAACGGCTATTGGGATGGTTCCTGCAATCAGGAATGCTCCATTCTATTCTGCACTTATGGCCGGTGCAGGAAATCTTGGTGGAGAAATGATCGCAAGAGGCGAGGATATTGGAAAAGGAGAGGCTGCGCTTCTTGGGGGTCTTCCATTTGCCCCGAGTGCGGTTGCCGGAGGTCTTTCAAGCGGTATGCGTGGTCTTTCGCAGCTCACAGGTGAAGGATCACGGGTTGCTGAAGCGATAGAGCGCATTGGGCCTAATGTCCGAGCTACGCTTGGTCAAGCAATCCCGAGATTTGCTTCATACGAGCAAAGAGCATCTGCAAAAGTTGGTCGCGAGGCGCTTGATCAATTCCTGACTCGTCAAGGAGAGAGTATAGCGCAAGCGATTGAAAACATTGCAGGAGGACCTGTTACAAATAGGCAGGTTGTCGACAACATCCTTGCTGGAATGAATGTCAGGGAACGAGGAGATCTCGTTGCTCAGATCGGACAAGTCAACAGCGCATACCAAGCACTTCAAAGAACTCAGGATCCTGTTCGTCGTCAAATCATACAGGATTCAATCGTTCAGACTGAACAACAGCTTCAAAACAGGATAGTCAATCAGTTCATGGGTGGAATGCCTGGACCATCTAGATTTGTTCAGGAAGGAGGCGAATTGGCTGCTGACATGCAGCAGGCTCGCAATGTGTTCTCACAGGAATCCAGCCGTAGGTATGCTCCAATCGAGCCATATGTAAATGTTCGTGGATTCGATCTTAATGCTCCAGTTGCTCCTCGAGCTGGCGGTGCTGCAACAAGCATTGGTGATGAAGTTCAGAGGGCATTTCGTGATGCTCCAGTGGATGCAAATGGACAAGTTATCCCTGCATTCACGCAATATTTCTCGAGACTAAACTCACTTCTGCAATCTCAAACACCTGCGACACTTGGTGAGTTGAGAACTATTAGGGACAACCTTTACGATGCCGCTGATCATGCTGGAAGCGCATTCGGAAAGTCTCAGCAAAGAAGTCTTCAGAACATCGCGAACAAGATCACTCAAGCTATCGATGATCAGGCACCAGCAGTGATGGGGGCCGGTCCGGCAAGAGAACTTGCTGATGCAAATTCATTCTATTCAAAATACAGGCCGAGGTTCGATCAATATGGTGTCCAAAATGCATTCGCATCTCTTGAGAAACGCCAAGGCCAAATGTCCAAGCAGATGGTTTCCCAGGCTGCTGGTGAAGGTTTAGATACATCTTCATTCCGGAACTATATCTCTCTGTTGGATGACATGGCTGCTGACCGTGTCCCAGGAACTCCAACAACCGCAAGAGCGATCAACATCATTAGGACTGGCCTGCTGAACACTGTCATTGATCGTGTTGGTGATAATCCGGTGATAGACTTTGAATCGCTATCCAGGTTGGCCAACAACCTTGAAAACCAGAGTCCGGGATCATTGGCTAGACTCGGATTAGGAAATCGAGATGACATCAATCGACTTATCAATTTTCAGAGAGCCAATCCAAGGCAAGCTGGAACTGAGCAGTTGATCACGCTTCTCGGACAGAATCAGCCTGCTGGAGCCCTTCTTGCACCGGCTATAATCGCCCAGATCCGGGGCGCTCAGGATATCGGCCCTTTGATGGATTCTTTACGCAGAAATGCAGTCAATGGTCCGAGAGCAACAAGACAGGCAGCCAGACAGGCGTTGATTGATGTGAGAGCCAATGAAATCAACGATCTGCTTGTTCAACTCTCAGAAACTGGAGCAATAAGGCCGGGAACATCTGCTGCGACCAGAACTGGGCGTCTTGAATCTGTCCAAGAATTGACAGATCCAGACATGCTTAACCGATATCGAACCACAATCGGTGCGCCTCTTCTGAATCGGATTCAACGGGACATCATACCAGGTTTTGCGGCTCTGCAAAGGGCTCGAAGAGCAGCAGGTCAAGCTGGAGCCACGGTAGGCGGAACTGCGTTTGAAAATCCTGTCCGATCCGCTGGAAATCTTCCCGCAAGCATTGCAGGCGGGAGGTGGGCTTCTGCATTCGTTTCGTTCCTCAACGATGTAAAAGATCTGGCCGGCTATCAGATACTTTCTAGGGTCTTCGCCCAAGCAGGCGGTGCCACCGGACTCAGGGACTCAAGCCGACAACTGGAGCTGCTTTCAAGAAGCCTTTCAGGGCTCTCCAGAGCTGAAGCGTTGAAAGTCCTAAGCGATTACGCTGATACAGGAATCATTGGCGAGACCGTTCGTGGCATGGATAAACAAGGTGAATCCAAAAATCCCTGATCATCGGTGTTGACAAGTGTTGCAAACTGTTGCAACCTGTCCCCGATGAAGCTGCTGTCTCCCCGCCAAGTGGCGGATGCACTCGGGGTTCACCCCGAGACGGTGCGACGGTGGATACGAAGTGGTAAAGTGCCGGCCATCAAGGCCACTGCACGCACCATCCGAGTCCGCAGTGAAGTCCTTGAGTCCTTGATGACTCAGGCAACCAAATCGGCACCGAAACACAAATGAACAACATGCAACTCGCAGTGGCTGCCCCTTCGGCGGCCAATGAGGTCTACGACCGTATCGCTGAACCCATCAGCGCCATCGCCCAGCTCGGAGAGTGGATCTCCTCATCTGGGATGTTCGGATGCACCAAGGTCGAGCAAGGTCACATCATCGCCATGCAATGCCTGGCGGAGAAGAAGTCGCCCTTCGACATCAAGCGCACCTACCACCTCGTCAACGGCCAGCCCACCATGCGGGCTGACGCCATGCTCGCCGGTTACCGTGCCCGGGGGGGCAAGGTCATCTGGAAGCAGTTCGATGCCAAGATCGCTGCTGCCACATGGAAGTACGATGGCAACGAGATCGACATCAGCTACTCGCTCGACGATGCCAAGGCTGCTGGCCTGTATCCCGGGAAGCCGGGTTCCGGTTGGCAGAAGGATCCTGCCGCCATGCTCCGCGCCCGACTGATCTCAAAGGCGATCCGCATGATCGCTCCCGAGGTCGTCATGGGCATCTACACCCCGGAAGAGGCTCAGGACTTCGGTGCTGAAGCGCCCAGGGTCACTGTGACGAAGGCCGACGACTCTGCTGTCATCGGCAAGCTCGAGGCCCTGTTCGAGTCCCGTGAGGAAGAGGTCAATGCGTTCCTCATCAGCACCGGAAAGATCAAGGAAGGCCAGAACTTCCGCGACCTCCCGACTGATGTGGCCAGCAAGGTCATCAGCAAGCCTGACCTGATCCTCTCCAAACTGCCCAAGATCGAGACTGCGGAGGTGGTCGGATGAGCGCCGATCTGGTCTATCACATGCCGGCCGAGCAGTACCACGCCACTGTGGCCCTCTCGAAGTCCGGGCTGGATCAGTTCCAGCGTTCGCCTGCCCATTACAAGGCATGGCTGGAAGGAGCCAAGGAGGAGCCAACTCCTGCCATGGTCTTCGGTTCCGCCTTCCACTGCGCGGTCCTCGAGCGGGATGAGTACGCCAAGCGGTACGTCATCTTCGAGGGTGATCGTCGCACCAAGGCCGGCAAGGAAGCCTACGAGGCCCTGCAGGCGTCAGGAGCCACGATCATCACGCGGGAGACCGCTGATACCATCGAGGCCATGAAACTGTCTTTGATGGCCCATCCGGCCGCTGGGAAGGCCCTCTACGCCGGTGACACAGAGGTGTCCGTGTTCAACACCTTCGACACCATCAAGGTCAAGGCACGCATCGACCTGCTTCCGGATCATCGTGAGCTATACGATTCACTGGCCGACATCAAGACGACCCAGGACGCCTCCCCGGCTGCCTTCGCCAAGACTGCCGCCCAGCTTCGGTATCATGTGCAGGCCGCATGGTATCTGCGCTTCTTCCCAAGCAAGCGGCGCTTCCTGTTCATCGCCATCGAGAAGACAGCACCCTATGAGTGCGCGGTCTACGAGATGGATCAGGCTGCGATCGACCAAGGCAACGCCGAGATCGACAAGCAGCTCGAGTTCTTCAAATCCTGCCAGGAATTCAACTCATGGCCTGGATACAGCACAGCGATCGAGAAATTGACCCTGCCCAACTGGGCGTTCAAACCTACAACCCAAGAATAGACATGAAGTTCACCCTGAATCGTCAAGAAGCCGAGACCAAGACCTTTGCAGGTCCCGGAACCTATACCGTCAGCATCCAGTCCGTGAAGGATGGTCCTCTGGACCGCAACGGAGACATCCCAACCCTGCTGCGTTACCGCTCCGATGATGGCTGCTCCATCACCGACCGCTTCTACGCGAAGGAGACCCAGATGTGGCGGATCAATCTACTCGCATCTGTTACCAACGTCGATCTGCCTGATGGTCAGGAGTTCGATCTGTCCAAGCCGGGCTCTCTCACCAACCTGCTGACCCATTGGGTTGGCCAACGGCTGTCGATCACTGTCGATCAGGACGGTGATTACCTTCGCGTCAAGCGCCTCAACAAGGCGCCAGAGGAGGCTTTCTAGCCGAAAGGCAAGGTGGGGAAACAAAAACCCCCGGGGAGCTACCAACTCCTCGGGGGTAAACCTACACAAGAACAATGTCGCAACTGCAGCTCAGACCGTATCAAGAGGAGTGCGTCAGTCAAGTGCTGACGAAGTGGAACGATTTCCGCCGGCTCCTCGTTGTCCTCCCCACCGGGGCAGGCAAGACCATCATCTTCTCCCACATCGCCAATCGCCTGCCAGGCAGGGTCCTGATCGTGGCGCATAGGGAAGAGCTGCTGAATCAAGCGATACTGAAGCTCGAGTCCGCCACCGGCATCAAGGCGTCCCTGGAGCGTGCAGACTGTGTTGGCGATCGTGATGCCAAGGTGGTCGTCGGATCCATCCAGACCCTCATGCGCCGTTGCACGCAATGGGCGCCAGATCACTTCACCCATATCATCATCGATGAGACGCACCACGTCGCCGCTGACAGTTATCAAGCTGTCATTCGGCATTTCAGCGGTGCCCGGCTGCTGGGTGTCACTGCCACACCTGACCGTGCTGACCAACGCAGCCTCGGTGATCACTTCGACGAGATTGCCTATGAGCTGACTCTGGCCGACCTGATCAAGCAGGGGTTCCTGGCACCCATCCGAGTCCGCGTCTGCGACCTGTCCATCAACCTGACCAAGGTCGCCATTCGCGCCGGGGACTTCGAGGCAAGCGAGTGCGCCAACGCCATCGAGCCGCTCTTCGCCCAGATCATCGAGCAGATCCGGCAGTACGGCGGCAAGAAGGTGCTCGTGTTCCTGCCGCTCATCAGCACCTCCAAGATGATGACCGAGATGCTGACCTCCCGGGGCTTCAACGCACGGCATGTGGATGGCACATCGGACGACCGGGCACAGACCATCGAATGGTTCGCCAAGGTGGACTCCGGCGTCCTCTGCAACGCCATGCTGCTCACCGAAGGCTACGACGAGCCCACCATCGACACCATCGTCTGCCTGCGACCCACCCGGAGCCGTGCGCTCTACACCCAGATCGTCGGTCGCGGAACCCGGCTGTCGGACGGCAAACAAAACCTCCTCATTTTGGATTTTCTGTGGATGACTGGTAGGCACCGGCTCATCCGACCCACGTCGCTGTTCGCTGATGGCGAGGTCGCTGAGATCGCCGACAAGAACACCACCACCCAAGGTGAGTTCGATCCAGAGGCTGCAGCCGATGAGGCACGCAAGGAACGCGAGGCCAAGCTGGCCGCGGAGCTGGCCAAGAAGAAGCGGTTCGCCGGCCGGCTGATTAACCCGGTCGAATGGGGAATGGCCACCGGGGACTCTAGCGTCGTCGACTATGAGGCCACAATGAAGTGGCACATGGAACCCGTATCCGAGAAGCAGGC